TGCGCCACTCCGCGCAATCGATCGATGGCATTGAATACATTTTGAAACATTTCGTTTTCCGGTAGGTTGATCAACTCAAACCGAATCCGCCGGAAACGCTCGATTTCATCAACAAAGGTTTGCCCCCCGCGTGATTTGGTGATTCTGGAATCATCCACAAATTCGAACTCAACGCCATTGGCATAATTGATCGAGGGCTTATATGCTGGCCCCGCAATCAATCGACCGGCTTGAATATATCCATCAGTGTTATCCGGATCGGAAATATCAATCCGCAAATATCGCGCTTGAACCGGTGATGATAAAACCGCAAACGTCGAGATCGTATATTGAGCGGCCACCGTGATGTTCAAATATCCGCCCCAAGAAAACACGCCCCAAGGCAAGGTGCCAAATTCCTCGACGATCGGCCATGCATCAATCAAACCGGAATCATAAACCGTTGATGAAAAATCCGAGGCATTCGAAAGCCGCCACCGGATTTTGCCGGTTTGCGAAATGGTGTGTTTAATCAATGCCGCGAAATCCACAATTCGCCCTTGACCGAAATCAACATCGATTTGAGCGGTGGTTTGCGTATTGCGCCAAATCTTCACAATTTGCCGATCTTGCAAGTTGGTGATCGGCAATGTTCCGACCGCATCATCAACCGTTACCGTTCCGGAGTCGGAATAATTAGTTGAGGAAATGATCATGTTGGTTGGCATATTTTATCCCCATAATTCCAATTCGACCTCATTCACCGCCGCATCCTCAACGATAGAAATCACCCGAAACAATTTGCCGCTTGTCAAATTATACCGACTAAATGTGATTTTTACCACATCATTCAGCTTGAGGGTGTAAGGTTGGGTCTTAACCAATATTCGATAGATGTCGCGCTGCGTTTTGTATATCGTCAAAAGCCTTGCCGCCTCTGTTGCCGCCGGTGATGACTCCGCAAATAATGCCGGAATAATGAGCGGATCGGAATTTGGATATGGCGTTTGAATGGCCGTGTCGGTGGCAATGGCAACATCGGATTCACGAACCAGGAAATCCCGTTGCGCCGTTGTGATCGAGGCACCGAAATCCGTTTCACTCATCACCCGATAGTTCTTTTTAAAATTCACCCGCGCTTGATAATTCGGAACCGCCGAGGCAAGCCGCGTGATCTCAATGATGTTTGTCGAATCAAATTCCGCCGCCGCCGTTCCGGTTGCGAGTTCAATCCGGTTGACCTCGAAATCACCCGATCGATCGAATCCATAATATGCCCCGACCGTGTTTGCGATTTGATCGAGAACCCCGAGGATGGTGGTTGTATCCGGAACATAAACGCCAACCGCTGAACTATTGTCGGTGTTTAAATCCGAAAATGAGGTTGTGTTCAAATCGCCTGGATCGGCCAACCCGCCATAATCTGTGACAATGTGGCGAATAATATCACCGGCGGTTTCCTTATAGGAACCCGATGGCTTTGAGCCTTTGACATCCGCCGTAATGACACCGCTCGGCGCTGAAACCAGAGTGAACCGGCCATTCGTTAAATCAACCGTGTAATCGGTTGTAAGAGTCAACGCCACCCCGCCATCATAAACCGCAACAATCGATTCGATTTGCCCATTGTGAACTTGATAAACGAAATTTGTCGCATCAACCAAGATCGGCTCGATGTTGAAAACCTCGCCAAAGCAGAGCGGTTTCGGTTGGTTTGCCAGGTTGCTCGATCCCTCATTGCCACCGGTTCCGGCATAAAGAACCGAGGGAAAATCCACATCGAAATCGGTTTGTCGATCGCGCAAAATCACCCGAATGAATAAATCATCGAACTCGATCGATTTGGCCTCGCCTTGGAATATGGTGAAATAATATTGGAAATCCGCTCCGGCTTCACCGACTCGAACCTCAACCGATCGGCCATCCCATCCATATCCCGACCAGGCATCGAGAAAACCATCGGCATTCGTTAAAACCAATTCGCCAAAACCAGGCACCGAAAAGCCTCCGAGCCTCTCCGATGCAAACATCGATCTCGAGAATGAAATCGGCTCAACCAATCTCGGTTCGAATATTGTGTTCGCCGGTGTGTCGGTTGGCTCGGTGACAAATCCCTCACCGGAATAATAGAGAGTCAATTCGCTCGCACCGCTCACATCATATGGCTTGAGAATGACCAGATATTTCTTTTTGGCATATGGGTCGGCAACTAAATCCGCGAGAGTAGTGGCAACCATTACGCTCTCGCCCCCGCGAGTTGACCGGCTGACATCGCGCGGCTGAGTTGCCGCCGCAAGGTGATGATTTCCTCTTTCATATCATTCACCGCGCCAATGAGATCGGACGCATTGCCCTTGATCGGTGCAACCGTGCCATTGCGTTGAGGGATGAACAATTCCGGCCCTCTTTCACCCACTCTCACATTGTCACCGGCATGAACATTCGCGCCGGTCATTCCCGCCAAATATGGCGCGGATTCATTGTAAAGAGTTGAGAATCGATCCGCTCGATTTGTTGAGAAATTGCCTTTGCTTTTGCCCATGCCGCCAGTGATGCCGAGAATCATATCGCTCAAAGACGATGCAAGCATGTCGGTGAAACTATCCTTGGCAAATTCAATCCCGACCGATGTGGCGATTGATGAGAGGCTTGCACCCGATCCCAAAACACCAGAGGCAAAAGAACTCGAGATTCCATTTCCGACCGCCGCCGCGAACCCTTGCCCCGCCCCAAGATTTGCAAAGACCGCCGAACCAATTCCAGGCAAGATGAATGGAAGCGCCAAAGCCGCGATCGTTGTCATATCGCCGCTCATTATGCCCTCGACCATCCCCTTGATCGCATCTGAAACAACCCCAATCACATCACCGATCGCGTCGGCAATATCTCCAATAATGTCACCAATTCCGCCAATGATGTCGATGTCGATTCCGGTCACTTTTTTGATAAGACCACCAAGAAAAAATCCTGGCGTGATGGATTCCATGATGTCCTTGCTGATACCCATTCCGCCGCCAGGCATTTTACCCGCATTCACCGCGTCAAAAAACCCTTTGCCGAATTTTGAAACGCTTGCGGCATTGACCACATATTCACCCGAGGAAACCCGAGCCAAAACATCATCCGCCCTTGGCCCTCCGGTGCCTGGAACCATGCCACCATCGGCGAAACTGAGGCTCGGAAATACATCTCCGAGGAAATTCAAACCGGTTGTGATCACCGCCTTTGCCGCGAGATCGGCCAAACCTTTTTTGATGGCATCGGTAAACGTGCCGAAATCTAGCTCACCGGTTTGGAAGAAATCCGAAAGAGTTGTTTCGAGTGATCCGAACGATTGACCAACCAAATCTTGCATATTCGCGGCATTGTCGGAAATCGCCTCATAATAATCTTTGACGCCTTTGATCGCACCCGCGCCGAATGTTTTCTCATTCTCCGCGTTGTAATCGATCATTTCGCTTTTGATGCCGCTGAGAATTTCTTTGTATTCATCGCCCTCGATAATACCGGCGGCAAAAGCATCATTGGCGATTTTCTGTCGAGTTGCCAAATCATCGGTGGTTGTATCGAGGCCAAGAGCCTCTCGAGCCAACGCATTCAACGCGCCATCCATTTCACCAACCGAAATGACACCCGCATCAACCATCGCATTCAACGCGGCTTTTTCATCTTTCAAATCGGTGATCGCGGCTGAAACCGGTGAAAGCCTAGTTTTCATCGAATCAAGAGCGGATTGGAAATCCGATGTTGAAATCGTGCTTTCGTCTAACTTATCGGAAACGCCCTCGATGGTGGGAATAAGATCGGCCAAGGTTGCATCGCTGCGAACCACCTCGGCATTCATATTCCCCGATTCTTTTTTGAATTGCTCAACCTGCTTTTCAACGTCGATAAACTCGAGGCCGAGAGCATTCATCGCACCCTCAACCAAGTTGGTGATTTTGAGGGTTTCCACAAATTCGGCAAGTTGCGCGGAAACCTTGTCTTTCAAATCATCGGTAGCAAGAGCCGCCGCACCCATACCGGCCCCCAATGTTCCGAGGGCAACCACCCAATTTTTTGTGATGATCTTGATCGCAGTCAATGCGATTTGAGAGGTGACAATCGCTCGAGTAAATTTAACAATTTGATTCCCGACCGCGAGAATCTTTTTGATCACCAAAACCCCGAAAACAATGTCGAGAATATTTCCGATTTCCTCGAGGTTTAAGAAAACCAAATCAAGAGCGCCAACAAAGACCAAAAGACCTTTTGTCATTTTATCCGAAATCATTTCCGCGAGGGCATCATTGCCATCGATGAAATCACTCAACTTTCGGATCGAACTCGCCAAAGCCGCGCCAAATCCGGATTCACCGATCGCAAACATAAAAGAATCAACATTGTCTCGCAAATTGGTGATTGCACCGCCGAGGGTGGCCGCTTGACGCGCTGCGCCCCCTGCAAACGCAACATCGGAAATTTCGGTCAACGCCTGGACGATTGCCGCCGAGTCATTGTCCACAACCTTTGTGATGTCGCCCATTTTGAGGGTGATTTTATCGCCCTCTTTCGATGCCTTGATTCCGAACTCTTTGAGCCGCTCGAACTCGCCAACAGAGGCATCCGCCACCGCCTCGGCGAATTGCATGATTGATTTCGATGTGCCGCCCGCAATATCCGCGAACGATCCGAGTTGAGCCTCGGTTGGTTTAATACCTTGAGCCACCAAAATATTGAAAGAGCCGACAACCTCTTGCAATGAGAATGGTGTTTGTTTTGCAAAATCTTGCAAAATCTTGAATGCGGTGTCGGCATTTTCAACCGATCCGGTGAAAGTAACGAGCGAGGCTTGAAGGCTTTGAAACTGTTTGTTGACCTCAACCAAATCACGAATGAACACACCGGCGAAAACTGCGCCCAATGCCCCCGCGACTTTCGCAACATTTACGAAAGCCGTGTTGACCGTGTTTAGATTTGATTTAAGAGTTCGAAACGCGCGTTGCGTTTCATCTCTAGCGGTTAATCGGGTTTCGAGCCTTTGAGTTGCCATTCTTTTTCATCGCCTGTTTTTGTCGATCGGATTGAATTTGCACATAAACCGACCATTCAATAAACTCATCAACAGACATTTCGGTTTCAATTTGTTCAACCGTCTTGCCCAACTTTTCAGCGAGAAAAAATAAAAACTGACGTTCCTCGCTCTTTCTTAGTTTTTTTCCAAATCCTCGGCCATCGACCCCATGATTTGATTTGCGATCCGCGCAAGAACTTGAGCATCAACGCCATTCCTCAATGATGATTTATCACTGATTTGGAAAATCTTTTCACCCTCTGAATCGAGAGCCTTGAGAACAAGAACCTCGGCAAGTGCATCCGCTTCCGATTGGTTTTTCACCGCGAATTGCAACTTGCCTTGGTCTTGCAATGTAAATGGTCGAGTGTAGAAAACGAAAGGATTTCCATCATCATCCGCCCATTCCGGAACCACAATTTCCTTGATGGGTTGGTTTTGATAATGAGCCTTTGCGCGATCGATCACGCTCATCCCATTTGATTTTGAATTAGCCGCCATAATTCTTTTCCCTTATGAAACTGTTGACTCGGTCAACGCTCCGGTGCCTTGGAATGTGATCGATGCCTCAACCAAGCCATCGAATGATGCGGTGATTGTCCGGCCAGTGACCAAAACCGTTCCGCTCAACTTATGATCGCCGGATGTGTTGCCTTCCATCTGAATATTCAGAGTTGCGCTTGTGCCAACCGTCAACGCGCCCTGGCCGCTTGTGTCGGTGTCATCAAAGAAAACATCTGCCGAACCACTGAAAGATTTCAATGATGTCTTATATGTTCTCGAGGTGTCACCCATCGACGTATCTTCTAGGGTGTCCATTGTTTCATCGATGGAATATGAACGAACTTCGGCAACCTGGTCAGTTCCGACCAAGATCACCCCATCACTACCGCTAAATGTAGCCATTTTTTAATCCTCACTTTCAAGGGTTTTGGGTTTTGCGGTTTTCACCGCCTTCGATTTGGATGAGGGTGATGCCTTCCATCCTTTAGCCTCAAAAGAGGCTAAATCTTCTGCGTTTATCTCGATCGGCGATCCGCCGCTCGGTGGATAAACTTCTATTCTCTTTGCCATTTTTACGCCCTTTCCTTAATAGACCGTTTCTGCATCGGCTTCCGTTGTAGAATACAGGATTTCGAAAATAAATCGACCCACAACAACAGGTTTCTCGCCTTCACCCGCAAAATCGGCCTCGAACGAAATAAGGCGAGTATCCTTTGCATATCCGCCCCGAGTTCGATCGGTTGCCATTGCCGCCTCGATTTCCGCCGCGCTTGCGTCCAAAATATCATCCGCCGTTGCGCTTTCAACATAAACCTCAACTGACACCTCGAGCGAGCGAATAAGACCTCTCGGCGGCTTAATCGTTTGAGCCTCAATCGTTTCGCTCGAGGTGTAGACACAAAGACCAGGCATCCTGGCGCTTTGTATTGGATAAACCCTCGATGCGAAAACATTCGTGCCGGTGGTTGTGAGGCCGGTGAGAGTTGTTTCGATATTGTCTCG